CTTCCTAGCCCCTTAACTGGGGCTTTTTTTTGCCTATTCAAAGCGTTATACTCTAAAGGTCACAGATCCAAGGGGTTTATTCGATATGGTTATATTGACTCGATGGGCATTCTTCAATGATTGCACGCTTGGGCGTTTAGAGTTTGAGGGGTTCAAATGTTGGACAGTTGAGCGGCCTTGGCTTGATAACGCTGTGAACGTCTCTTGCGTTCCTGATGGCGTCTATACGATGGAACGGCACGATTCCCCAAAGTTCGGCCCCGATGTTTGGGAACTTCAAAACGTACCGGAAAGGTCTTACATCTTGATTCACGCTGGCAACACTTCAAAAGATGTCACTGGTTGCATTGCATTAGGCGAAGGCTTGAGAGTTGGTGGAGATGGTGTCACAAGCTCTAGGAAGGCTCTAGCAGCGTTTGAGAAGCTCACCAATGGGATTGAATCGCTAGATATTAAAATCGCTTCCGGCCGAATCTCTGAGCGTTCTTGATCGTATATTGTCGCAACTTAAAAAGGATTGGTCCAAATGGCGAAAGATCCCCGCCTGGAGCGGTACAACTTGGAAGGCTTCAACAAGCCAAAGCGAACGCCAAAGCATCCAGATAAATCTCATGTTGTTCTGGCGAAGGATGGCAGCACCGTTAAACTGATCCGATTCGGCCAACAGGGAGTCAGTGGAAGCCCCGCCAGGAAAGGCGAAAGCAAAGCAGATGCGGCAAGGCGTGCGAGCTTCAAGGCGAGACACGCCAAAGGAATAGCCAAAGGCAAACTCTCGGGTTCTTATTGGTCAAACCGGGTCAAGTGGTAGGTGTGGCCCAAGAAACGAAAACGGGCCTTGTGGCCTCATTTAAAGCGCAACCGGAGGCAATCCCATGCCATACAAAGACCTAAAAAAGCAGGGCCAGAAGGTCAAGAAGACAAGCGACAAGAAGCCCAAGCCGATGAAAAAGCCTAAGAGGTGACGACATGGCAGGAAGACCCAGAACAGAGATCGACCTCGACCAACTGAGGAAGCTGATGGCGCTGAATTGCACGATGGCAGAAGTTGCGGCGTTTTTTGGTTGCAACAAGAAAACCATCGAGCGCCGAATGAATGATGATGATGAGTTCGCTGAGATCATCGACCACGGGCGAGCTGATGGGATGCTGTCAGTGAGGCGCAAGCAATTCCAGATCATGGAATCAGGGAACGCAACGATGGCGATATGGCTAGGAAAACAGCTCTTAGGCCAGCGGGATAGCTTCGACATGATCCAGGAGCACAAGCCCATCTCCATCGAGATCGTTAACCCGCATGTCTTCGACGATTAGCCCAACCAAGCCTCAGTTCGACTACATCACTTCGGAGGCCAGTTATCCGGCGATGGTGGCAGGATTCGGGGCGGGTAAGACTGAGGGCGCTATTCATCGCTCGATCATTGGCAAGCTGAGAAGCCCAACGACCAACCGAGGCTTTTATGCACCCACATACGACCTGATTCGCATGATAGCCTTTCCACGCTTCGAGGAAATATTGACGGAGCTTGAGATACCCTACAGGCTCTACAAGACCCCTCTGAACTACATTGACATCAACGGCATGGGCTTGATCTTCTTCCGGTCGATGGATGCACCGCACCGGATCATTGGATATGAGCACGCAGATGCTGATGTTGATGAGCTGGACACCATGAAGCCAGAAGACGCGGCCCACGCTTGGCGACAGATCCTAGCTAGAAACCGGCAGAAGAAGCCGGACGGAAAGCCCAACACGGTTGGGGTCACTACAACGCCGGAGGGTTTTCGGTTTGTCTATCAGGCGTGGAAGAAAGACCCAAAGCCGGGTTATGAGATCATTCAAGCGCCCACAGAAAGCAACCCGCACATCCCCGAGGGATACGTCGACAGCCTAAAAGCGATCTATCCTGAACACTTGCTCGCCGCCTACTTAGAGGGCCAGTTTGTCAACCTTACCAGCGGGACGGTATACATGAGCTATGATCGGCACGCTTGCGGGTCAACTGAGACCATCAAAGAGAATGAGCCGCTGTTCATTGGGTGCGATTTCAACGTGACCAAACAGGCCGCAACCATCTATGTGCAAAGGGAAGGCGGCAGGGTATGGCACGCGGTTGATGAGTTGGTGAACATGTATGATACGCCGGAGATGATCAGGATCATTCAGGGGCGCTATCCTCACCACCCGATCTATATCTACCCAGATGCTTCAGGCGGGGCCAGGAAGACGGTCAATGCGTCCCTAAGCGATCTGGCGTTGCTTGAGCAAGCAGGGTTCACGGTGAGGGCGAAGAAGAAGAACCCAGCGATCAAGGACAGGGTGGCGGCCATGAATAGGGCGCTTGGTCAGGGAAGGGTTAAAATTAACGCCGAGGCGTGCAAAGTCACCGCCGAATCGTTAGAGCAGCAAGTCTACAAGAACGGAGAGCCGGACAAATCAACCGGCGTTGATCACCAAAACGATGCAACCACCTACCCCATAGCGCATGAGATGCCGGTCATGAAGCCGGTTGCAAATGTACGCTTTGCCTTTGCCACTTAAGAGAATTGACCGATGACCGTTGAAAACAAAAACCCAGAATACGAAACCTACCTCCCTGTTTGGAAGAAGACCCGAGACGCAGTGAGAGGCTCTGTAGCCGTCAAAGACAAGAGGCAGGACTATTTGCCCGTACCCGATTCGGAATCCAATGATGACAGCGTAGGTTCTCAGTCGATGCGATACCGGCAGTATCTTAAGCGTGCACTATTCACCAACTTCACCGGGCGCACTAAAAACGCGTTGGTCGGGGCCGCTTTCCGAAAAATGCCCGTTCTGGAGATTCCTACAGCTCTTGACTACCTTCTTGATGATGCAACGGGTGACGGCTTGGGTCTAGTCCAAATGGCCAAAGATGAGCTGTCTAACCTTCTGGAGACTGGCCGGTCCTTCTTGCTGGTTGACTACCCTCAATCAGAGGACGGGTTAAGTGCAGAAGAAGTCTCGATGTTGGACCTAAAAGCCTCGATCATCCCATTTACGGCAGAACAGGTGATTAACTGGCGAACTGAGGCGGTGAGAGGGCGCAAACTGTTGACCCTTTGCGTGATCGCTGAGGACTACAAAAACGGCGGCGATGAGTTCGCACATGACACCGATACACAATATCGAGTTCTCCGGCTCAGAGATGACGGTTATACACAACAGCTCTACCGGGACGGCGTACCGTTTACTGAGGAATTCTATCCCAAACGGGCTGATGGCTCTGCTTGGGATGTCATACCGGGCGTTTTTGTGGGGTCAAAGAACAACGATGCCACTGTAGACGATGCGCCCCTCTCAGATATTGCTGATGTGAACATTGCCCATTATCGGAACTCTGCCGATTACGAGGAATCATGTTTTCTGACTGGCCAACCAACCCTGTTTATCACTCATAGCCTCTCGATGGAGCAGTGGTTCGAGTACAACCCAAACGGGATCAAGCTAGGATCTAGGGCCGGGCATGTGCTCGGTGAGGCTGGAGGGGCCACACTGGTACAGGCTGACCCTAACAACCTTGTCTTGGAAGCCATGAAAGCAAAAGAGTCCGCAATGGTGGCGATTGGTGCGCGTATTGTCACCGACAGGGGCGGGAATGAGACGGCAGAGGGCGCAAGAATCCGATTTGCAAGTGAAAACTCGGTGCTCGGTGATATTGTCCACAACTTGAGCCAAGCTATCGAACAGTGCCTTGTATGGTGCGGTGAATTCATGGGCGTTGGTGATCTGGCTGAGTTTGAGATCAATCGAGAATTTTACGATAAGTCTGTAGACCCCCAGCTTCTGATGTCGATGGTCACTCTGTTAGACCGGCAGATCATCAGCAATCAGGACATTTTCGACCGGCTTAAGGCGGGTGGAATCATCGATGCTGATCGACAGCTTGAGGACATACAAGAAGAACTCGGAGAGCTGGCCCCGCTAGGCTAAACCATGTCAACGAATGACAAAATCGAGGACGCGATCACGCGCCATCAGGTCTTCATCATGCGCTACTCGCTAGGGCGCGAGGCTGTGGCTGATGAGTACGTTGCGCGGCTTGTGGAGGCCGTTGAGGAGCGTCTGGGGCCGGATGTTGCCTCAGTGTCTCCGGCTAGGCTTGATCAGATCATTGCGGACGTTCTGAGTGACATCAAAGAGCGGTCTGATGAGTACGAAAAGAGCGTTGTCGATGAGATGTTGGAGTTCATTGGGTATCAGTCGGACTTTAACGTCAACCTCTTAGACTTCAATGTGGAAGGCGATGCGGTGGCCCCGGCGCTCGGAATACTACAGGCAGCAATGCTACTTCGGAGGATGCCGCTAGAACCCACCAAATCCTACACGATCAACGAGGCATTGAGGGAATACTCAGACCGGAAGTCAAGACAGATCGTCCAAACCGTACGGGATGGCGTAACTTTGGGCCAAACCAGCCAAGAAATATCGGCAAACGTCAAAAATTTGACTAAATTACAGCAAAGACAGGCCGCAACCCTAGCAAGAACGATCACCAACTATGTCAGCATCCAGGCTAGAGAAGTGGTTATGAGAGAGAACCCTGATATAACCGATAGCTATAAGTGGATCGCTACTTTGGACAGCCGCACTTCTCTGATTTGTGCGAGCAGGGACCAACAGGTATTCAAAGAGAGCAACGACAGCCCAAAGCCTCCGGCGCACTTCAATTGCCGAAGCACAATCACTCCGATTGTAAAAGATGAGTTTGATTTGGGATTGGACATACAGGGCCGCAGACCGGCTGTGAGCGACGAAGGGGTGAAACAGGTAAAGGGCAATACTAGCTATGAATCATGGCTTAGAAGGCAATCTGTGGCGTTTCAGGTGGAAGTGCTAGGGGTAGCCAGAGCCAAACTGTTCCGAGAGGGGAGAATATCAATAGGCCGCTTTGTGGATGAGCAAGGCCGGACGTTGACGCTTGACCAACTCAGGAAACTGGAGCCGATGGTCTTTGAGGACTTAGGCATTTAATACGGCAGAGCCGTACATTGCAAACTAGAGGTGAGCAAATGGAAGCGTTAAAAGATATTGAGTTGGATGACGATGTAAAGGGGCAGATCGCTGAGAGGCTAGAGCTAGAGATACAAGCTAGACTAGATCAAGAGGTCTCAGGGCTAAAGTCTAAAAACGATGAGCTGATTGCTGAAAAGCGAAAGGCGCAAGAGGCAACCGAAGCCGCAAAAACGAGGGCCAAGCAGGAAGCAGAAGACAAGGCTAGGGCTGAGAATGATTATAAGCAATTGTTCGAGTCTCAGAAACAAGAGTCCGATACCCTGCGCAAAACCATCGAGAAGATGAATTCTGATATTTCTAGGTCTAAAATAGACCAAGAAGCCGTAAAAATAGCGTCAGGCTTGACAAAAGACACAAGTCGGGCGAAACTTTTACAACAACAGATCAGCCAGAGGCTGACCCTAGTTGATAATGAGATTCGAGTGGCTGATGAATCCGGTCAATTGACTGTTTCTACACTTGATGACCTCACTAACTCTATCAAACAGAACTTCCCGTTCCTGGTTGATGGCAGTCAAGCAAATGGCGGCGGGGCCGTCAGAGCGCAAGGCAGAGCCGAAGCGCGATCCAAAGAGATGTCACGAGCTGACTTTGATGCACTGCGTCCGGTTGATCAATCGGATTTTATGCGTTCGGGCGGCAAACTTTATGATGATTAAGGAGGCCAACAATGGCTAACGTATTAACTAACCTTGCCGCTGATATTTATGTCGCGGCTGACGTAGTGGGTCGAGAGCTTGTTGGCTTCATCCCTGCTTCAACCATTAACGCAAACGGATCAGAGCGAGTCGCTAAAGGCGATACCGTTCGGGCATCCTTCACACGAGCTGCGACTGCTGTCGATGTGTCTGAGTCTATGACTGTTCCTGAAGGGACCGATCAGACTGTTGACAACAAAACGCTGTCAATCACTAAGTCTCGCGCTGTTCAAATCCCTTACACTGGGGAAGATGTACGGCACTTGAACAACGGTATCGGCTTCGAGACTGTTTACGGTGATCAGATTGCACAAGCAATGCGAACGCTCTGCAACGAAGTAGAAACCGATCTTGCTGTTGAAGCATACACCAACGCTTCACGCGCTCACGGTACTGCTGGAACTACACCTTTTGGCACCAACAACCACGCTATTGCTGAAATGCGAAAGATCTTGGTTGATAACGGTATGCCAACTGAGCAGGATCAAGTCTCTTTGATCTTGAGTTCTTCTGCTGGTGCTAACTTGCGAAAGCTCGCGGCATTGCAGGAAGTCAACAAGTCAGGAAATGACACTTTGCTCCGTCAAGGTATCTTGCTCGATCTGTTCGGCATGGGTATCCGTGAGTCTGCACAAATCCAAAGCCATACGAAAGGAACGGCTACTGGGTTAGACGCTAACGGTGGTGAGCCTGCTGGTGAGACTAGCATCGTCCTTGACGGTGGAGACGGTGGCAGCTTGCTTGCTGGTGACGTTGTTGCCTTCGCAGGAGACTCTAACAAGTATGTTGTCAACACTGGCTTTACTGCCGCTGCTGGCACTGCCGTACTGGGCTCTCCTGGCTTACAAGCGGCTTTGGCTACCACGACTGAGATGACGATTGGTGATTCGTTCTCAGCTAACATCGCTATGCACCGTAGAGCATTAGAGCTTGCAATTCGCGCTCCTGCTGTACCTGAAGGCGGTGACTTGGCTGATGATTCTTTGATTGTTCAGGATCAGCGAAGTGGTTTAGTCTTTGAGGTTCGCGTTTATCGCGGCTACCGCAAGTCTATGATCGAAGTAGGCGTGGCATGGGGTGTTAAGGCTTGGAAGCCTGACTTCATTGCAACTCTGCTCGGCTAATCATAGTCAAAGCAAATAGATGACTGGGGGCTTCGGCCCCCAAGATTCTTACTTTAAGGATAGATAATGGCGCTTATTATCGAAGATGGTTCAGGTGTAGCGAACGCTAACAGCTATGTAACTACGACAGAGTGGGATACTTGGGCAACTGCTCGCGGTATCGCTCACAGTCACAGCACAGGCAAGATCGAGGAGCTAATCCTCACGGCAATGGACTACATCGAGGCGCAGAATTTTGTAGGGCGCAAAGCAACTGACGCTCAGTCTTTGCAGTGGCCTAGAACAGAAGTGTACATAGACAGCTACTCGGTAAACTCAGATGAGATACCGAAAGAGCTAAAGAATTCAGTTTATGAAGTTACGAGAACAGTATCGGACGGAAACTTTGCGCTATCTGCAAGAGATCGTCAGACTACTCAAGAAAAAATTGGTGATATAACAGTAACTTACAAGAACAATGCCGGGATGAAAAAAGAAACCCCCGCAGTCAGAAGTGCATTGAGAAAGATTATTAAACCGTTAAGCATGGTGTCGAGAGCGTGACATTTAACTACACAGCCATTCAATCAACAGCGACTAACCTGTTGACCAGCTTTGGAGAGGATGCGACCGCAACCAGAACCGGCGGAGCTACTTTTGATCCAACTACAGGCTCATACACTGGCGGTAGCACGACAACGATAACAGGCAAGGCGGTAAGGCTGAACTACTCGAAGAACGAGATAGACGGCGAAATGGTACAGCGAGATGATGCAAGGATGTACTTTCAGGCTGGCAACGGTGCGCCTGAAATAGACGATAACATCTTGTTTGACTCCGAGAACTATAGGGTCATGAACGTAATAACCACAGCGCCATCAGATACGGATGTTATGTATGAGCTTCAAGTTAGACGTTAAGAACTTTGCAGAGGCAACTGGAAAAGATGTTGTCAGGGCAAAGAAAGCCGCCGCTTTGACTTTGTTCCGCTTGGTTTCGGAGCAGACGCCAGTGGATACGGGCAGGCTTAGAAATAACTGGCGAACAGGTATTGACAGCCGAAACGGCCGATCATTAGCGGGTGAAGACCCTAGCGGTGCTCGATCCAAGAAAGAAGCTACGACCAAGATCAAAACAGTTGTAGGGGACGAGACCATTGTGTTTTCAAATAACTTGCCTTATGCGGCGGTGATTGAATATGGCTTGTACCCCAACCCACCAAAAAACCCGACAGGAAAGACGATTAACGGTTATTCGACGCAAGCGCCTCAAGGGATGGCTCGGATTTATGTCGAGAAAATGGCGCTTGAGATGAAAAGGTCGGCTGCGGCCTTTATTCTTGCGGGACGGCAGTTGTGAGTACGGTGTTCGCGGATATTGGCGCGGCTTTAGATGGTCGAATGAACACTTTAAGCGGTGGATCTGCAATCGCTTGGCAGAACACGGTATTTAAGCCCACGAAAACAGCTTTGTATCTAAAGCCAACGAATTTGCCGGTATCTGCAAGCCAAACAGGGCTAGGGGCCAGCGGTATAGACCAACACACTGGAATTTACCAGGTGGACGTTTACGCTATTGCTGGAAAAGGAAGGAATGCGGCAGAGGTAAAAGCAGATGCGGTGGCAGATCACTTTAAGCGCGGCACTGATTTAACCTATAATGGTATCACTGTTCGCTTGGGTGACACTTCCCGAAATACGGGAATAATCGTAGATGACAGGTTTGTCATTTCCGTTTCAATCAACTATACGGCTCATGTAGCCCCGAGGTAAATATTATGACTATTGCAACAGGATCGCGGCATGACATGGCGTATACTGTCGAAACAACTTACGGCACTACACCGTCTACGCCACCATTCAAACCCATTCGACACACTGGGACAACTCTAGGGCTTTCGAAGGACGCTATCCAGTCCGAAGAACTCCGAGAAGATCGTCAGATTGCTCATTTTCGGCATGGAAACAAAAGCGTCTCGGGTGATATTAACTTTGAATTCTCTTTTAGCACTTTTGACGATTTGCTTGAGGCGGTAATGTGCGCTGATTGGTCTTCCGCTTCCGGAGACGCAACATTAAAAGCTGGAAATCTAGCCAAATCATTCACTATAGAAAGGCATCATGAGGACATTGGGCAGTATTTAAGATCTACTGGCTGTTGCTTCAATTCAATGAGCCTGTCGATTGCGCCTAACTCAATGGTCACTGGTTCTTTCGGTGTTATTGGCAAGGATTTCGCTCTTGCCACCACAGAAATTACTGGTGCATCTTATGCCGCTGAGTCAACAAAAAAGCCTTTTGATAGCTTTACTGGCACGATTTCTGTCGGCGGCTCAAGTATCGCTGTTGTTACGGCTTTGGAACTCAACGTAGATAATGGCCTAGAGGCTCAGTATGTCGTTGGAGATGCCACAACTCTCAAGCCGCCTTTGGCTCAGTCGAACATTTCAGGGTCTATTACGGCGTACTTTGAAGACCAAACCTTAATTTCAAAGTTTGTCGATGAGACGGCGGCGGCTTTAGTCTTCACGCTTAATGACGGGACTAGCAATTATTCGTTTAATATGCCAAACGTGAAGTTCAACTCCGGAAATCCAGAGGTCGGTGGACCGGGAGCTGTAACCGTAACGCTTGATTTTATTGCGCTTTATAACTCAGGCATTTTAAGTCAATTAGAAATTTCAAGAGATGTCGTCAACTAGTAAATAAGAGGAGAAGGGGAAGGATGGATATTAACGATTTTTATACCGCTGATGAGCATGAGAAAGGTAGAGAGGTAGCGATAAATAACCCCAGCACTGGCGAGCCGTCAGATGTGGTGTTTATTGTTAGGGGGCCGGACTCAAAAACATTTAGAAAAGCGATTTTGGCGTCTAACCGCAAGAACGTAGAGCTTGATGACGCAGACAACATGACGGACTTGCTGGTCGCGGTAACGATTGGATGGCGCGGCCTCAAGAACGGAAACGGAAAGGACGCGAAAGACGTACCTTTCTCTGAGGAAACTGCTAGAAAGATCTATGATCAATCTCCAGACGTTTCAACTCAGATCATGACGTTTGTAAGTCAGCGCCAAAATTTTACCAAAGGCTAACTGACGAGATTTTATCCTTTGCGACCTGGCAATTCTGGGCCGCAGGGTACGATAAAGAATCCAAAGTTAGCCGCCTTGAGAGTTTAAGGCAAGTTGAAAAGACTCTTGGGCGAAAGCCGAGAGAGCTAGAGCGTGCTCCAGAGCTTAGGGGCAATCTCGTTTACATTTGGTCGATCTTTGTTAGATTGAAAAATGCGTCAGATGGTCCGATAAGCTACCCACAAATAAAGGCTTATATGGATATATTCGGGGAGTTGACGCTTTTTGAGATTGATATGATTATCGAGCTAGATCAAGCCCAGAGGCTAGAGGCGAACAAGAATGGCTGATGCAAACCTAGACATACGGGTAACTTCCAAAGGAATAAAAGAGGCTCAGGAAGCACTGCGAAAGCTGGGCGTCAATGCTGACGCGGCTGAGGAAGCCGTCAAACAATACACAACAGAGACTAAGAAAAGCACAGCCGCTCAGAAGCAGTACACCACAGCTCAAACCAAGAGCAATGAAGCCGTTAATACGGCGGCGTCAGTTCACACAAAAGCTAGGGGTGGCTTTCGCGCAATGCGAGGGGCAACTCAGCAAGTTTCATTTCAGCTTCAAGATATTGCAGTCCAAGCGCAGTCCGGCACCGCCGGTTTAACAATTCTCGCCCAACAGGGCCCTCAGCTCCTATCTGTATTCGGACCCGCTGGAGCGGTTACTGGCGCCTTGGTTGCTTTCGGCGCTCTTATAGGCAGTGTATTACTCTCGACCACCGAAGACGCTGAAGAAGGCGTTGATGACCTAAAAGACGCTTTAGGCCGATTAAATTTAATGACCGATAGGTCAAAGGGTGGAGTTTTTGCTCTAAGTCAAGAATTCGCTAAACTAGCCAAAGAATCAAAAGCATTGGCAGAGCTTGAGATTGAGTTAGATATAAGCAGGACTCAAAGAGGCTTAGAGAAGTCATTAAGCGATATTGAGGAGGCTTTAAACTTTCCGCTAGAAGTACAATCAAATATTTTTCAGAATTATCAAGACAAGGTTGACGGTGTTGCTAAATCTGTAAATGACTTGAGCAACATAAGCCTTGCAGGGATGAGTAAGATTAGAAAGTTTGGCGAAGGTTTAGGTCTAACAGCTCGCCAAGCTAGTGATCTGGGATTGGCTTTTGCAAAGTTCAAAGAGCAACGAACACCTGAGTTATTTAATGAATTACAGGAAACAGTAAAAAGGTTGAGGGGCGAAAGTTCCGACACAAAGGCTTACGACGAATTTGCCGATGTTTTTGTCAAGCAAGCAAGAAACGTCCGATTAGCAACAGGAGCCTTGGAAGACCTTCAGACGGTTCAAAGCAATATACAGAGCGGCCAACTTCAGACTGCTGGAGAGATTGAGGCCATAGAGGCAGAGAGAGCGGCTTTCGATAAAATGATTGCTGATCAAATCGCTCTTAGGCAAACGGCAGATGAAAAGTTCTTTGCATCGCAAGACGCGCAAATAGCTAAGACCAGAGAAGCTGTCATGCGGGGAGTAATTGACAGCGCCAGAGCAGATGAGCTTATAGCCAACATAGAGCGAGCAAGTTTCCAAAGACTGCAAGAAACAACGGAGAAAAAAGCGGCTCTAGCTATAAGGGCTGGCGAGGCTGGATTTAAAGCATTCCAAAGGCAACAGCAAGAAGAACAAAAACAGCTAGACGCAAGAATCGCGGCGAACCGATTAGTAAACTCAATACTAGCGCAAGAGGATGACAAGAGATTAGTCCAGCTTGAAACCTCACAACAGAGGCAAAGAGATCGCTTGAGAGAAGATCTTGATGCCAAGAGAATAGACATAACGCAATACTACGCCGCGCTCGCAGAGCTGGAGACTGAGTACGGCGCATTAGTTAATCAAATACAAGACGAAACCGCAGAAAAGAATCGTAAACGCCAAATTCAATTCCTAGAAAACAATATGACTGCTTTAGAGCGTTGGGTTGCAACGACTAAAGAGGCTGTCGAGAGGATTGACTTATTGCAAGTTTCTCTCGCAATGAGCTTAGAGTCTAATATGGCTAACGCTTTTGAGGGAATATTAACTGGAACTATGAATGCTAAAGAAGCGTTCCAAGAGTTTGCGCGAGGGATGATTAGTTCCTTTTTAGCAGCTATTGCCCAAATGATTGCTAAAAGAATGGCTTTAGCGATTGTGGAGAAAACTCTGACTAAGGCTTCAGCGGCATCTGTAGCGACATATATGGGATTAACAGCCAGCGCCCAAAGCATAATGGCGGGAATAAATGCCTATACCAGCACCGCCGCAATTCCTATTTATGGCCCAGCCGCCGCTCCCGCTGCGATGGCTACGGCAATTGGCGTAACTGCTCCATTAGCCGCCGCAGTTAGCGCGAACAGCGCCGCCGCTGCTGCTGCCAGAGCAACTGGTGGACAGGTTATGGGAGGGCAGTCATACCTAGTCGGAGAACGGGGACCAGAGCTTCTCACAATGGGAGGTTCAGGCCGAGTATCAAGCAATGACCAGCTTAAGAAGGCTATGGGTGGCGGTGACGGAATCACCATTGTTAATAACGTAGATGCCAGGGGCGCAGATGCCAGCGTAGATGTTAAGATACGAAAGGCAATGCAAGAGACAGCGGCCACCACTATTGAAACAATACGCGACCTATCAAGAAGGCGTAGATTCGTATGACCACTTTCGTATTTGCAACAGATGTACCCAATGTACTACCCAGCACATCAGCTTGGGAGCTAGTGAGTAATTCCAGGATGTTCCGTAGCCCGTTGACCAATGCTGTACAGACGGCAGCAAGGAAAGGATCTTACTGGAAAATATCTTTAGCTTTCAATAACTTATCAGGCGAAGATCGAGCAAACTTGCAGGCTTTTCTTGCCAAGCTAGAAGGTCAAGAGCATAGATTCAGTATTGTTGATCATTCTTTTGTTCGCAGGGGATCTGGTGTCGATACCGGGCTAGTAACGGCTGCTAGTTCTGGTAACACGCTTAACTTTACTCGCAGTTTAAGCAGCTCTATCAGCATCGATAAAGGTGACTATATAAGCGCCAACGGGCAGTTATTTATGTGTACAACCGCAATGGCTGCAACTACGGCGACCACCGGACTTAGTGTGGGCGTTTCTCCAGCCGTTAGAAATTCATCAGTTGGAGATGCAGTGGATTTGGATACCCCTTCAGGGGTTTTCATGCTGACTTCTAGCGCAAGCTGGGACACCAAGCCGGGGTTATTTTCTAGCTTCAGTATTGACGCAATTGAGGATGTCTTAGCAACATGAGCAGAGACCTAGCCAGCAACACAGCAATATCGTATTCGGCATCCAACGTATTTCCTATTACATTTGTGAAGCTGGAATTCTTGCCTCCGACTGCCGGTGTAGGAACTATAAGGCTTCACAATGGCCTTGGCACCTACACTTGGAACGATGGATCTGGTAATCAGAACTGGCTAGGAACAGGTGATCTTGGACAGATAAGCAAGATACAAGAAGGCGAGGAAGTTAGCCCATACGGTATCCAGCTTACTCTTTCAGGCTTAGATCCTGACCTTGTTGGTGAGGCGATTAAGGAAAGTTACTATCAGCGTCCCGTGACTTTGTATGTCGGGGCCTTAAATGACAGCGATCAGCTAGTGGCCACGCCGGACGTTATGTGGACAGGTTTCATGGACCTTATGACTGCAAGCGTTGGAGCCGAAGGCGGTGATTCTCTAGTGTTGAACTGTGAGAGCGAGCTTGCAATGTTCGAGCGGTCTCGTAATTTGTTGTTCACAAACTCATCTCAGCAAACCATTAGCACTGGAGATACCTTCTTTAATCAGTTGCAAGATATGGAAGACTTGACTTTAGCTTGGGGCAATAAAGGATCTAGGATTGCCGGTGGTCCGGGCTTTGATAGTGCGCCGTTTGATGATATTGATTTGGAAAGCATAGACTTTAACGCGAGCTAAAAATGAACATCATTGCCAACAAGTTTCTTTCCTCACTTAACACTTGGGAGAAGAACGATTTCCAGTATGGCTCAACAGATTGCTGTCAGTTTGCATCCCATGTGGTCAAAGAGATTACCGGCGAAGATCACGCCGCTAAATTCCAATACGGTTCAGAAGAAGAAGCACAAAGGATCATTGAAGAACATAACGGCCTAGTAGGTTTGATTTCAAGTCTGCTTGGTGAGCCTAGTAAGGCAGAAAAGGACGGAGACGTTTGTGTTTTGTTTATACCTTCCATTGGCGAGCTTTTAGGCGTTAGGTATAAAGGCAATGTTGTCTGTATAACCGAAAAAGGGTTAAAGGCAGTTGAATATAAATATGTAATAGCGGAGTGGGCGATATGCCGCCAGTAGTTGCTTTTTTAACGACAGTAGGATCTATCTTTGGCCTTGCAGGAACAGCGGCGGCTATTGCTGGAGCTGCCGCTATTGTCGGGACAGTAGTCATTGCCAAAGCCTTAATGCCCAAAATCGACATGGGCGTTGTTGATACCGATAGAGCAAGACAGACCACAGTACGAAGCACTATTGAGCCTAGAAAGTTAGTTTACGGCGAGACAATGATTAGTGGTGTGGTTTCTTTCGCACAAGTCGATGGGGCTAACAATAAGAATCTGCATCAAGTTATTGCTATTGCTGGCCACAAATTAACGTCTATAGATAAAATATTTCTCGACGACTACTCTATTGACCTATCGACGCAAGTTGATGGAAGTGGTGACGTTACTTCTGGAAAGTTCGCAAAGAAAACGAACGAGGACGGCACGCTTGAGACAATGGTGCATATCGAAACTCGAGATGGATCTGCATCGCAAACTGCTTACTCCGATTTAGTTACTGCTTTTGCTGGCACTGGACTTAATGCAGGGAAAGGATACGAGAGCACCCATCGAGGCGATGGTGTAGCCAGTATTTATACTCGTTGGACCATACACGAAGGCACCAGAGAAACCTGGGACGAAGTTGGCGGCATTCAAAACATTAAGGCGGTTGTAAAGGGTAAGGCTGTTTATGACCCACGGTTAGATGTAGCCGCTGGAAATAATGCTGGCGACAACCCTACCACCGCTGCGTATATCAAATACTCTGACGGGGCCACTACTGCAACACATCAGAGGGACTTGCAGGGTCAGAACCCTGCTTTGATGCTTGCTGATTACCTGATGGATTCTTCCTTTGGTCTAGGTATTCCAGCCAGCAAGATAGATTGGGCTGCGGTAGTAACAGCCGCAGATGCTTGTGACTTCTTAGTTCCTATTCCTACAAGCCAGACTCAAAAACGCTTCTTTGGTTCTGGCGTTATTTTCGGGTCAGACAATCACCGAAAGTCTATATCTAAAATACTAAGCGGCATGAATGGCGACCTGATTTATTCTCAGGGCAAATACATCATTAAGGCTGGCATACACGAAGCATCTAGTCTGGCATTCACTGAGGACGATCTCGCTGGTGACTTCACAGTCAAGACTTCAATACCTAGAGCAGACAGATTTAACACGATCAAGGGTATGTTTATAGACCCTGACTCGAACTACAAGATGACCGAGTTCGCTCCTAGAACAGTTTCAGGAGCTGTAGCTAGAGACAATGGGGAAGTCTTAGAGGAAGAAGTTAAGCTAACCTTTACGTCAGACAGGTACGTTGCACAAAGGATTGCGATCAAGAAGGTCAATCAATCTTTTCTGCAAACTACTTTAAGCCTTCCGGTCAACCTAAAAGGTATGAAGGTCGCAGTTGGAGACCGTATTACGCTTGCGTTAAACGACTTCGCCACGATTGACGCTGACTGGAATCCAAGCAAAGAGTTTAAAGTCATTGGCTGGTCGTTCTCTGAAAGTGGGAATGGAGCTATTGATCTTAGTCTTATCGAGGATGATTCCGCACGATACGCCGACCCAGCCGAGGGTGAGTACAATCAAATCTCTAACACTGGTGTTATCACTAGCTCCCTGGCTGACGTTCCACTCCCGACTAACTTTACAGCAACCGCTGGATATAACTCAGTTAATCTCGCATGGACTAACCCAACCAATATTGGGGCATGGGAGCAGATCTGGATTTACGCTAGTGATACCACTACCCCTCCCGCAACTCCGATTGAGAAGTTCAGAGGCACAGCGTTTACTCATCAGGTTGCTGGCGGTACAGCTAAGTATTATTGGATTCAGGCAGTCAAGTATCCTTTAGGCTCGACCCCTGCGTCTGGTTCTACCAATACATCTAAGTCTGCTTTGGTTCCGTTTGGATCTCCTACCGCTGTAACGGCGTTGAAGATTGCCAATGCGGTTATGGCAGATGACTCAATTAATACTGCTCAGATTATCAGTGATGCCGTAGGGTCCGATCAGATTGCTACCACGCTTCAATCTGATAACTTTAGCGTACCTAATCAAACTGGTTGGCAGATTAGTAAGAACGGCGATACCACGTTTAACAACACGGTGGTACGAGGAAATATTAGCGCCTCGACCGGAAGTATTGGTGGAATTACTGTAGATGCCGACAGCATTCACGTTGGTACGGGTACTTTCAACAACGCCAACACAGCTTTCTATGCAGACGATCAGGGTCAATTTAGCCTTAAAGATAAACTATCTTGGGACGGGTCAACTTTAACGGTTGATGGAGGCGGCACGTTCTCAGGCGCTTTAAGTGCGGCAACTGGTACGTTCTCTGGCGAGTTAAGCGGTGGAACAATCTCAATTGGCTCGGGTAATAATATTTTCAAGGCTGATTCGAATGGGGTTTATCTTGGCAACGCTATCTTTGGATCTGCTCCCTTTAGAGTTACGCCAGCGGGGGTTTTAACTGCTACCACGGCTACCTTGACTGGCGCTTTGACAGCTACGTCTTTAAATATACAAAACACTGCTACTGTCACAGACACTGCAAATTTAATTAACAACGCAGCAGTTAGACAAGAAATACTGACAGTTGAGGTTGAGGCCGGTCAGGTGTTAGACCTAGAGAGTGGCGCTGATGTCGATATACAGAACCTTGGTGATGTTGCGATTTACGTTTCTGATCAAGATGCTATCTTGCAAGGAAATATTAATACCGTATCTTTAGGTCTTAGTAACCTGGAAGCGACTATTGTTGATCTGACTTCTGGTGTAAGTGACATCTTTATCCAGACAACTGCACCAGTTCCCGGTCAAGGCGGCATCCCAAACCCTATACCTGATTTTTCACGTTGGTACGACTCAGACGATGACAACCATCCTTATTATTGGACTGGATCAGCATGGGTTAGCTTAGAAGATCCTCGGATTGGCGCTAATGCCAACTCAATAACTAACCTTACGGCTAACTTATCGACTACAAACACAAATGTAGCGGCCAATACCGCTTTAGCCCAAGGCAAAATTACAACCTTCTTTCAAGACGATACTCCAACAGCAGTAGCTACTGGAGATTTATGGGTTGATACTAACGATAAAAATAAGATGTATCGTTGGAGCGGCTCTACTTGGGTTGCAGCCAGAGACACGGATATTAATCAGGCTATCTTAAATGCAGCATCGGCTCAAAGCACCGCTGACTCAAAGATACTTACCTTTGTGCAAGATGACATGCCTAGCGGGTCGGTCGGCGACCTGTGGATTGATTCTAACGACAGCAATAAATTATATCGTCATAACGGCATTACCTTTGTTGCGGTAAGAGACGCAGGAATTGATGCTAATGCGGGAGCAATCAGCACTTTAGACGGAACGGTTACAAGTCTAAACGGAACTGTAACTTCTCTAAGCACTTCCAACACTACATTAACGGCTGACCTAGTATTTAGGACAATAGCGTCTGACGAGAGCGGAAGTGCTATTGAGGGCGAGACCTCGACACCGGGCGATCTTAATCACGAAGAATTATCTGATGTAGCGGCGGCGGCAGGACTAGCGCAAAAAGATCTACAGACGAGAACCACTTTAACTGAAGACTCTATTACAGTTCAGTCAACAGAAATCACCCTCTTAAACTCTATATTAGAAAAAGACGGCGTTTTGAGCGGTAGTGCTAACGCCGTTACGGCATTACAGACTGATGTAACCCAAATAAACACACTGGACGGCACTTCTACATCAGCTAATGCGTCAGCCTTAACTGCATTGAAAGCGACCGTAGAAGACCCCTCAACGGGCTTAGCGGCTGTCGGGGGAGTCGTTAATACACTGACGGCGAATGTTGGAGACGGCGCTGTACTTGTAAGTGATGCTCAGACTCTTTACGCAGTCACTGGATTAGTGGCTACGGATAATTGGGATGTAACAGAAACCTACGCGGCTGGATCGGGCGTTGTATATCTTGGGATTCCCTACGTTGCGGCGGTTGCCAACACTGGAGAAACTCCGCTTAATAACTTAAGCAACTGGACCCCAGCAAACACCACGGCCTCTTTGATTACTGATAACAATGTTTCAAGGATTGGTTATTGCGTAGATGGAAGTGGGAACTTAACGGACCATAAAAACGCTACTTTATGCGTTGCGGCAGGAAATACTTGGAACGGTGACGCGGCATTAGCGGAAGCTGTCAAGGCTTTGACAGTTATTAAGCCTGACGGGACTTACGCCACTATTGAGAATGCTACATCGGTTATCTCTGATGATGTCGGGGATGTAATAGCTCAGAAGTATATAAAGATTGACGCTAATGGTTCGATAGCCGGTTACGGGTTGTCTTCAACAACTTCTTCGGGTGCTACAGAGTCGGAATTTGTAGTTACCGCTGACAAGTTTAAGGTTGTAGATCCTGCGGATACGTCATTAACGGCTCTAGCTCCGTTCACAGTTACGGCTCAGAAAATTGTGATGGGAACAGATGTTGAGATAAGTGGCAGTCTTATAGTAAGCGGTGAAATCAAAGCTGATCGCTTGTCGTTAAACGGAACCATGTTTACGACCGAAACCGTAGGCAGTGACGTTAATCTGGTAATCGCAGATGGCGGTGTCGATACTACCCAGGTCGCAGACAATGCTGTAACTCTGGACAAGATAGCAGACACGCTGCAATCGACTGATTATTCAGCAGGATCTGCCGGTTGGAAACTGACGACAGATGGCACGTTCGAAGCTGGAGATGGGACGTTTAGAGGCAACATAACTTCTACATCAGGAACCATTGGTGGATTTACACTAGGTGCAACAAGTCTGATTGCGGGGGATGGGACTTCTAGGGTTTCACTGTCAACTGCTGACGGTATTTCATTGGGGAATAATACCTTTGCCAATGCGCCGTTCAGAGTAACGCCAGCAGGGGCTTTGACAGCTACTAGCGCAACTATAAGTGGTGCCATAACCGCTACTAGCGGGTCATTTACTGGCGCGGTCAGTGTTGGGACTACTGGTAATTTTTACGGAGGCACATCGACAGCATTTAATACTGGCAAAGGGTTTTTCTTAGGCTATGACACTGACGCTTATAAGTTAAGCATAGGTGATGCGTCTACGGGTAAGTCTTTGACATGGGATGGCGACACATTAAATGTAGCAGCAAATGCGGTTAGTTTTACTACTGGCGGCGAACCAAGTTACGATTCAAATTCTAAGGTTCCGGTTGCTGTCAGGAGTTCTGTGTTAGATCTGACAAGCAATACTGATTATGTTTTCTTTGCGAATGACTTTGATCAGAATCTTACGTTGTACGCTTCGTTCTATGCTGGACCTTTGACTTCTGGGACTATATCGGGCGAGACAAATGCACAGAACGCGATCATGTCGCAATTGTCGTTGCAGATTCAGTATGCACCTAATAGTGGAGGGTCTCCAGGGACTTGGGTCAACTTTGGTTCAGCAGCTTTATCCAGCAAGAAATTCACTGCCGGGCAGTTAAATAGCAATTACTACGTCAAAGTGACTGACTTAGGAAGCGGTAACTATCGCGCAGACTTGGCGACAGCCTCGCAAGCAGCAACAGACTTTACTGGCTTAGGTCATTCTGATTATGCCTATGGGATAACTGACGAAGACTACTACATGACTGAACAGGTCACGGTCTATGGATTCCCTAAAGGTGAGTATTTCGTTAGGGTAGTTGTAGCAGTCACGGACGGAACTTATAGCCCATATCCCGCAACGGGCAGTCCTGCACTGACTAATCCTAGAAGATTATCAATTAATAACGCATTGACGTATACCGATTCAGACCACGGTCTGTCATCGGTTGCAAAAGGTAATCCACAGACTTATTTCACTAAATTGTATAACAACACACTGATTGACGGCGGCAGTCTGACGATAGCGGTCAACGAAGAAAATCCTACTGGCAACAGATACGGCGGTATCTTCATAGCCGGTCGAGGCGAGACAACTGATCCAAACTCAATACAGCCTTTAGGCGGGATATATTTCTACAACGGGGTGGACGATCTAGGTTCTGGCGCTGGGGATGTTGGAAGCCCTAATCACGGAATAACTGTACCAAAATCCGGTGACAGTTTAGATATAGAAGCGGCTGGAAATGGCATTAAGTTTAATGGCGGCTATGGCAGCACTGGCGCGACGATTGACACCAATGGAAACTACTTCGCAGACGGAAATATCACTATTTCGGGAACCGTCACCCAAGGGTCTGACATCCGACTGAAGTCTGATGTTGAAACGATAGATGGAAGCAAAGTATTTGACATGCGCGGCGTTAGTTTTACTAAGGCAGGAGAAAAGGGCGCGGGTGTTATAGCTCAAGAGTTGCAGGAAGTCGCACCCGAATTAGTCAAAGAAAACGAAGACGGAATGTTATCAGTCGCTTACGGTGACATCGTTGGCTATTTGATTGAGGCAGTCAAAGATTTGAAGGCTGAGATAGAACAGTTAAAGAAATTGCCGTAAAATAGAACAATAGGAGTTTACCATGTCAAAAATCAGTGAGTTAAGTGACGGCGGAAGCCTGTTACCCACAGATGATCTTATCGTCGTTCGATCAGGCGGAAACGTGCGCGTTAAGGCAGATACTGTAAATGTTGATCAGATCCGTTTGGGCGATAATGAGCAGATTCAGTTAGGTAATTCGCAGGATCTAACTTTAGTCCATACCCCTACGCAGTCAATTATCAATCAGGCTGGCACTGGTGATTTGCTGATTCAGAAGGCTGGCTCAACTAAATTGACAGTTAATAGCAGTGGGATTGATGTCACGGGTACGGTCACGGCAAGCGGCGAAGTTTTTATTGCGGAGAAATTAACCCACACAGGCGACACAGATACTCACTTCAAGTTTGCTGGCGCTAATGATATTCGGATTGTTGCGGGGAACGTAGAACACGCTGCCTTTGACGGGACTATTGTTCTCAATCAGAGCGGTAGCTCGACAATGGATTTCAGGGTCGAAAGTGACACACAAGATCATATGCTCTTCGTGGATGCTTCCCTAAATCGGATTGGTGTTAGCACCAACAGCCCAAACGCACTTTTGCATGTCGGCGGCATCGCAGAAACACAAGGGTCACAAGCAAATCCCGCAATTCAAATTGGCAGTACAACTGGCTACCGCTTGGGCATGTATACCGATGCAGAAGGCGGTTACATAGAAAACAAAAATGGCGAT